GAGAATCTTATATAATATATTCTAACACTAATATTAGGGAGGTGGAACGAGTAAGTCAAAATAAAATATTTTTGTTAACTAATTCTATGTTAACAGCACCAACTAAAACTTATCCAGCATATGTATTAGGTGGTAATATAGTTACTATATATCCTTCTACAATTTTAAATGCTGGAGATATACAAGCTCAATATGTAAGGTATCCACTTTCTCCAAGATGGACATACTTAAATTTAGAATTAGGAGAGCCACAATTTGATCCAACACAATCTGACTTTCAAGAGTTTGAATTACCAGATTCTGATGAGCCTACGTTAATAGCAAAAATTTGTCAGTATGTAGGAATAGAAATTAGAGAGGCTGATGTTTATAATTTTGGGGCAACTGAAGAAGGTAACGATACACAAGAAACAAGTTAACTATGGCATATATTACAGATTATCAATACTATGAAAACGGAGGAGTTATTCCTGAAGACGCTAACTGGGGTTCTTATCAATATGTAACATTAGAAAATATTGTAAATAATTTTATGTTAATGTATCAAGGTAATAATGAAATTATAAATAATATAAATCGTTATCAAGTTATATTTCATGCAAAGAGAGGAATTCAAGAATTGAATTACGATGCAATGAAAGAAATAAAAATATTAGAATTACAAGTTTGTGATCAGTTAAGATTTGTGTTACCACCAGATTATGTTAATTGGGTAAGGATATCAGAAATGAGAGATGGAATGTTATTTCCTTTAACAGAAAATATTCAAACCAATTGGAGTGGAGCTTATTTGCAAGATCATGACTGTAAAGTATTATTTGATATAGATGGAAATGTTATTAAACCTCATGATTCTTTCTTTGATATAGAAAGGTTGGCTGGTAAACAACAAAACATGTATTTAGGTAGTGGTCCTTATAATGGTCAGATGGGATGGAATGTAGATGGTAATTGGTGTTTTGATTATAATGTGCAAGGACGATTCGGATTAAATACAGAAACTGCAAATGTAAATCCTACTTTTAGTATTAATAAAAAAGGAGGTGTAATTAATTTTACATCAGTAATGTCAGGTAAGTATGTGGTATTAGAATATGTTTCTGATGGAATGGAAAATGGTGATGATTCAAACGTGAGTGTAAATAAAATGTTTGAAGATTTTATATATGCATATATTAAATACGCTATTTTAAATAGTAGACATGGAGCTCAAGAATATATTATCAATAGAGCAAGAAAAGATAAATCATCTTTATTAAGAAATGCTAAAATAAGATTAAGTAATATACACCCAGGGAGGCTTCTAATGAATATGAGGGGTCAGAATAAATTGATAAAATAATATGGCACAATCACGTACTGATTTCATAGCTGGGAAGATGAATAAAACGGTGGACGAAAGGTTAGTTCCACAAGGAGAATATGTAGACGCTTTAAATGTTAGGTTAGGATCTACTGAGGGTACTGAAATAGGCGCTGTAGAGAACTCTAAGGGAAATACTCTTCTTACAGATGTTCAGTATGGTGGATCCACCTTAAGTCCTGCAGCAAGGACTATAGGAGTTTATGAGGATGGGGTTAATGAGACTCTATACTGGTTTATAAATGATCCTTCTAATGCAAACTCTGTAGTAACGGGAAAAGTAGATTTAATAGTTTCTTATAATACAAACACTTCTACTTTAATATATCATGTTATTAGTACATCTGTTTTAAATTTTGATAAAGAGTTTTTAATAACAGGAGTTAGTAAAATAGAAAATCTTTTATTTTTTACTGATGATTTAAATCCTCCAAGAGTTATAAATGTACAAAAATCACCACCAGGATATTTACAGCCTTTTGCAAATATAGATCTGTTAGTAGAAGAAGATATTAGTGTAATTGTAAAACCACCAGGTTATGAATATTACGATCCTCTTACACAAGTTGCTCCTTTAGGAACACCTCATGTAGAATTACTTGATATTCTACCACCAGATCAAGATAACCCTTTATACCCTAATCAAATTACTGTTGGAGGGGAACAGAATTATATAAAAACAAGATTTTTATCTTTTGCATACAGATATAGATATGAGGATGGTGGGTATAGTGCTATATCTTTATTTTCACTTCCAGCATTTCAACCCGAATCATTTCAATTTAGTATTCAAAACTATTTAAATGCTGGTATGTTTAATAGGTACAATGCCTGTAATGTTACCTTTTCTACAGGACCGAAACAGGTAGTAGAAGTAGATTTACTTTATAAGCAGACAACAAGTAATGTTATATATGTAATTAAAAGATATAACAAGGTAGATGAAGGATGGTCAAATAATGACTTTCACACAATTCTATTTGATAACAGTGAAATATATACGACATTAGGGTCAGATGAATTATTAAGATTATATGATAATGTACCAAGAATTGCTAAGGCTCAAACTATTCAAGGTAATAGATTGATTTATGGTAATTATGTAGATGGGTATGATATTAAAGATGCTCCAGGTGGAAATGAAATAAGGATAGAATATAATACACAACCTTTTTCAGAAGATATTGCAGGAGAAAAAATAGGTGATGCTGGAGCTACTAATCCTATCGTTTCTTCTTCACCCTATACTATATCAGGTACTTCAGTTTCAGGACAAGATTCTGTACTTACATGGGATCTTTCAGCGGCTAATATTGCAGGTGGAATTCCAATAGGAACAGTGTTTAATTTTAGATTTGAAATAGCTACAACTACTACAATAAGTGGATTTAATCAGCAATCTCCATTTACTATAAGCATGACATTTACTGCAGATCAAGTTTATGCAGATGCTACCGCTATGTGTGCTTCTCAAGAATTTAGAAATAGAATAGGAGGGTCTATAGGTCAAAATCAAGGAATAATGTCAGACCTTTATCCTTGTAATAATTCTGATTCAGGAGCTACATTATCAGATAAATTTTATGGAGAGGCAGCAGAAATAATTACAGGAACTGCTTTTGAATTAGTTAATGGTGGTAGAGACGCTGCAGACGCATGTACTCCATCACTATTTCCTGCGCCATGTAATACTACTATTATGGGTTCTGGAACAACTTCCTGTGGTCCTAATCCACCAAATACAATTCTATGCTCTACTGGTGTATTAACAGATGATACTGCTGGTGTAGATTTTACTGATCCACTTCAATTTCCACCAAATGGTATTGCTGTAGGAGATATAGTTAAAGACAATACAACAGGGTTTACTGCAGAAGTAATAGGTCTTACAGGAACTCAGCAGTTAAGTATAGTTAACATAGTAACTCCTGTTGGAGCTATAAATGACGCTGTAGCATTATTAGAGGTGTCAGGCGCTGACTATCAAGTATTTTCAGGAGGGGCAGGAACAGCTTCTTGTTCTCCACAGGGGTTTACATATATTTCTGATGCAACTACTCCAGATGGATTTAGTATTGCTCTTCCTGCTACTCAATATTATGATGGAACAACTTCAGAATATATATACTATTATTTTGTACCCTACGGATGTACAGCTGGATACTTTCTAACCTCTGATCAAGGTAGTTTACACTCTAATAGAGATTATGAGACAGGGATTGTTTATATGGATGATCAAGGTAGAGCGTCTACTGTATTAGTAAGTAATGAGAATACCACATTTTTTGATCCTCAGACATCTGTTTTAAAAAATAAAATAAAAGTAACTCTTGATAATAAACCTCCATACTGGGCTACAAAATATAAGTTTGTAGTTAAACCAAGTGAGGGTACTTATTTTACTATATTTTCTAATATATTTTACCCTCAAGATGGTTCTGGAAAAGATCCATCTAATGTAGATAATGCTAACGACCCAAGTTTAGTATGGTTTAAGTTGGATGGTAATAATCAGAATTTAGTAAAAGTAGGTGATGAGCTTATAGTAAAAGTAGATACAGCAGGGCCTGTTTTAGATGAAGAGAAAACTACGGTGTTAGCAATTGAATCTTTTAGTTCTCAAGGTATTACAAAAAATTCTTTAAAAGGATTATACATGTTACTTAAGCCAGGAGGATGGACTATTGAATCTACTAAACAAAATTACTTTAGAGGAGCAAAAAATAAAGATGCTGATGATAAAGGAAATTTTACAAAAGGATGTATTGATAATTATTCTCTTAATGTGGATGAATCATCAACAGTAAATCCTAAAGTACCTTATGATATTCCTGCTGGATCAAGTATTAGGATAAAAATTAGTAACTGGCGTGGTGGTGGTGGTGGTAATTGTGATAGTAAAAAATTAAAATATGACAAAAGTTTTGTGTCAACAACTGACTACCCAGATTTTCATGCATGGTCAGTAGGTGATGATTTACAAAGCCAAATGAATAAAGCTAATTCTTCTACAGCTTATGAGATGAACATTGAATTTAATCCTGCTCTTGCTGGTGGTGGATGTGTTTCTACTCAATTTACAGCTGTGTGTAAGGTAAGAAAATCTGGTAATGGAGGAATGTATTTTGTAAACTCCTGTGGTATACCAAGATGTTGGGAATGGACAGAATATTATAATGGTCACTGTCAGACTCTTATTGAAGTAACAAGAGGAGGTTCATTATTAGTGTGGGAGACAGTTCCTTTAGATGCTGATCCAAATTTATTTTATGATGCTTCAGATTTATTAGATATTAAATCTGCTACTCCAGGTGGTACTCGAAACCACATGGCTGATAGAACTTTTGTACCAGGGCCTAATACATATACTTTTGATGATGGAGGGCAAAATCAAAATATAGATTTAGGAGTTCCTTTAATTACAAACTTAGATTTTATAAACTGTTTTACATTTGGGAATGGAGTAGAAAGTTTTAGAATTAATGATAGCCCTTCAGGAAAAACATTTAGTTTAGGAGAAAGAGTTTTAGCTGTTTCTAATCAAGATTTTAAAGAGGCAGATCGTTTTGCTGGAATGACATATAGCGGAGTATATAGTGATTCTAATAATTCTAATAATTTAAATGAATTTAACTTAGGATTAGTTAATTATAAAGACTTAGAAACTTCATTTGGACCTATACAAATATTACATTCCAGAGAGACTGATATACTTACTTTACAAGAAGATAGAATATCTTATGTATTAGCAAAAAAGAATGTTATTACTGATTCTACTGGCGGAGGAGCTATTTCCTCTGTGCCTGAAGTTTTAGGAACGCAAATTGCAAGAATAGAAGAATTTGGTATTAGTTTTAATCCTGAAAGTTTTTCTGCTTGGGGAGAACAAATATTTTTTACAGATACTAAAAGAGGATCCGTTATTAATTTAAGAGGGTCAGATAGAGGTAATGATAAAATTGAAATTGTTTCTCGTTATGGTATGAACTCATGGTTTAGAGATAGATTTAACGCTACCCTAACAAGCCAAAAATTAGGTGCTTACGACCCTTACATGAATGAGTATGTATTAACTATAAATAATGAATCAGTTCCAAGACCAAAATCTAAACTTCCTTGTGGTACTACTATTAGTCAATTAGGTAATTCTGGAACTCTTACTTATGATGTTGATTTAGGATTAAATATAGGAGATATTAATATTCCTTATACTGTAACTTTAGGTAGTATTACTATTAATGTAACTTGGAATGGAGTGGTTTATAGTTCAGGAGTTTTAACACCAGCATCAACTTCAACTTTTAGTTTTGCAAAAACAACTAACGCTCCAACAATTGCAGAAGTAGAGATTGTAGCTTCAGTAGCAAGTACTTATGACATTGAAGTAGAGTGTGCTCCTGAAATTCCTGTAACAATTATACAGGTAGTGGTTAACTCACCTAATTATGATACCCAAACTATACACACTAATTATAGCTGTACTGATGGTTCATATATTAGTCCCTTTACAGGAATATCTCCTTCAATATTAGTTATACCTCAACCTTCTGAATATCTAATAAGTAATGGGTTTAGAGGTGTAGGTAATTTTCCATATGATGGTTGGGATGTAACACTTAGAACTGAACAAATAAATCCTGATAATTTTAATTTTGATCCAAATATTCATAAGCTTAAAATATTATCTTCTAATACCCTATACACTAATAGTAATGCAGATATAAATGCATTGTTAGCGGCTTCAAGTGTAGCGGGTGGTGGTGTATATACTAATCCATCAGTTGGAATATTTCAAGCAACTGAGACAGCATTTAGTATGCCACTTGGTAATCTATATGTATATTTAGTTTGGGAGTTTGTTTTTGAAAATAGTCAAACAGTATGTTACTGTTCTACAAGTGCACAAGATGCGTGTTGTGACTGTATACTGCCATGTGAAACAGCTTACTTTAGTCCTCAAGTGCAAGGTCAAACTGGAGTCTGTAGTGTAAATATTAATAGTCCAGGAAATCTTGGTCAATTAGGATTTAATGGAACAGGATCAATACCTACAATAGGAGATATTGTATTTGATTCAAGTAATTGTGATAATGGTAATTATTTAGCTAATGGTTTTTATGTTGTAACTCCTGGTTCAACAGCTACAGTTCCTAAAAATTGGATTCAAATAGGTGTTAATGGTGAAGTAATAGGTTCAGGAGTATGTCCTTAATAAATAATAAAATAAAATAAAATAAAATGTCAAATCCTTCGTGTAATAATCAAACTCAAGTATATTGGAACGGAACTTCTTTCTTTTCAGCTACTGCATTTTTTAGTGATTCTACTCTTACAACTCCTTCTCTTGACGGGTGGTATGCTTTTGGTGGTATGATTAGACAAATTTTAAACGGTGTTTTATTAAGTGCAGTTCCTTGTGACTCATGTGTAATCCCTTGTGGTGATCCCTTTATTTTTAATGGTGGAGGAACTGGTGAATACAATATCTCATTTGGTATGGGATCCACTCCAGGAGCGGCTATTATTACTTTTAATACTGGTGTTAATCCAACAACTTATTTTCCTGTTCCAGATCAGTGTACCTGGACTTATGGTTCTCTTACTGCTTCTGAATACAGCTCTTTAACAGGAGGTTATATGAAAGGGCTTATTGGAGCTCCAGATGGACTTACTTACGCCTCACCTACACCATGTCTTTCTCCGCAAGGAGGGCCATTAATAACTGCAAATCTTGGAACTAATACTTTCCAGTCAAATGGAGGTATTTTTGATTATGATATATCATCTAATACTTTTCCTGTTACTGGTGTTACAGGTGCTTTAGGAAGTATAGTAAATCCTATTGGATGGACAGGATTAAGTAATAATACAGGTGAATTTCAATCTACATTATTAAATTGGAATTGCTCAAGTAAAACAACACAAAATTGCGGAGGATCTAATATGTTAGGAGTACCATCAAGTCCT